CTATTGAAGGGTTTCGTGCACGTCGAGAATAGGCGTGTCCGGCATGGCCATCACTTCCGTGATGACGTTGTAGGAAATATCAAGCGCGCCGGGCTTGTCCGGATTCGGCTTGACGGCCTTCACATGCAGCGTTGCGCGGACAAGCCGTCCGTCGCTCAAGGTAATCTCGGTCACGCCATGGCGGACGCCTGCAATTTTCAACTCCGGCCGCGCGCCGAGCTTGAATGAAAACGGTTGAGCATATCCAAAGTTCATCACGCACCGCCTTCGGTTAGGTCGACAAGTCGCATTCACCAATCCCGCCGCGGACCATTGGTTCCCCGCCCGGCGCTTCAGGCATGTCATTCCGGTGCGATGCCGACGGGTTCGCGCGAAGCTCGGCCCGGAATGACGCGGCGAAAAAAGGCGCGGCGGGATTGCTCCCGCCGCGCCCCGACTTTTGATCTCGCTGGTCCAGGCGCTGAGACGCCCGTTGCGAAGCCTAACGGCTTAGCGGGCGATCCCAGCGAGGTGACAGCGCTTGGAATAAGACACTGGATCACCTCCTTTCGTTGTTGGTGGAAAGATCAATATAAGCGGGGAATCGCGGCGTGTTAAGGGGGCGGGGGATGTGTAACTCGTCATGCCCGGGCTTGTCCCGCCTGCGGGGCCGAAGCCCCTTCGGCCCCGCAGGCCCGGCCATGACAGCCGGTTGGCGAGGCGGGGAACAGGCAGTTCATCGGGAGTTGAGGCGGCCAGGCCGGCGTGTTAGTTGATCGCGCAGACGCGGGTGTAGCTCAATGGTAGAGCAGCAGCCTTCCAAGCTGAATACGAGGGTTCGATTCCCTTCACCCGCTCCAATACTTAGCCCGCTTTCACTGGCCGGGTTTTGCTGCTGGTTTTGCACGTTATGTTCCCTTTTTGTTGATTTGCAGGATCAGGGCTTGGGTCGCCGCCGTGCGGCCGACATAGCGTCGGATGATCTTCGCAACCTCATCTTCCGACCACGCCATGATCTCGGCAATCACGCGCTCCGGAATGCCGGCGATGTAGAGTTTGGTGACGGCGGTTCCGCGCAAATCGTGAAAGTGCAAATCCTGCTCTTTCATCTTCGCGACGATTTTTGCGCGATCAAATGCAGTGCCGAAACCGTTGGTAGTCCAGGGCCTCCGGCGAACGTTCGTCAGGATAGTTGTCGATCGCTTCGGTATGCTCGCCAGCACGCGCCGCAGATCATCGTAAAGCGGAATGAGCGCGGTGCGACGATGCTTGCTCTTGCCCGTCGTGATGGTGATCGCATCCTCGCCGACATGGGACCATGACAGGCGCAGCAAGTCGCCGAGCCGGAGGCCGGTATGTGCGGCCAGGTCAACCGCATGGCCGACGTCGGCCGAACACGTTTGCTTAAGCAGCGCTATATCGGTTTCGGTCCAGATGATCTCCGACCGATTTGTGCTGTAAATTTGCTTGATGCCTTCGCAGGGATTGCCGGCGATCTTGCCGAGCGGATCGACGCCATACGAGAGAACGCGGGACAAAACCTGTAGGCCATAATCAGCGGTGCGCGGCTTGTCCGCCCACTGGTTGCGCCAGCGGCGGATGATGGGTCGGATTTTTTCGGGCCGATCGAATTGCGCGATACGTAGCTCGCCGAAGTGCTGGCTGATCTTGTCAAGCCACGGTGCCCAATTTCGCTTCGTGGAATCCGCCAGCTTCTTGTAGTCGTCGCTGCCCTTGTAGAGCACGACCAACGAGCGAAAACGATCCTTGTCCGGCGCGCGGCGGTTTTCGATTGCCTCGTTATACGAGGCCATGAACTCGGGCGAACCCGGCTCGCCGCGCAGGCGCGGACCTTTCCGCCAAGCGTAGTAATAAACTTGCCCCTTGGCTCGAACCTTGGCGATGCCCTTCAAATCAATCTTCACCATGACGCGCCTCGAACTCTGCTAATTCTGTGTCCAAATCATCCGGTGCGGCGGATGCCTGACCGGCTGTCACAACGACTATCTTACCATGCTTGTCGATCTCAATCCGTTGAACGACGAGGCCAGCGGCAATTGCCGCCTTGGCCGCGCGGGTCGCGTCCCGTTGCTTGAATGTGCAAGTCCCGCGCGCCATCCTACCCGGTGACCTTCAATTCGAAAGCGACCAACTCTGTACCGTTGCGGTGAGTGCTGTCGTCTATGACGCCTATTGCTAACTGCCGGCCGCGAACGATCAGGGCGTCGGCGGTCGTGATCGGCAACCCGATTTGTGCGCGGTTCACGTCCTCGGCGAGGAGGATCACCTTGCGGTCGCCTTGGACGATGGTGCCGATCAGCTCTTGCGGCTGATAGCCCTGGACCCAGCCGCGCAACTCCCATCGCATCGGAGGGCGAAATGCGCCGCTGCCGGTTTGGCGTAGCAGCAGCACGGGCTCGCCGTGCTGCCGGAGTGCTCGCCGGTATCGTGCTTTGATGCCGGCGCGGGGCATTAGCGCGCGCCGATGTAGACGGCAACGGACGTGTTGCCGGCATAGGTGCCGGTGCTCGTCACCTTCGCGCGCAGCTTCGCGCCGAGAATGCCGTCCTTGACGCCTTCGGCCGACAACGCGGCGACGGACGCCACGGCCGCCGACAACGCGGCCGACAAGTTGGCGACGGCCGATCGGCTGGCGAGCAAGAAATCAAACCGTGCAATGTCGATCCAGTTGGTATCGTCGAACGTCGTTTGCACGATCACGGCGCACGTCGTGCCGCCGCTGCCGTAGGTGAAGTTGCAGAACAGGGAAAGGTTCACCATTCCCTCGAAGCGGTCGAGGAAGGCCTGCGCCGCGCCGGCTGGCGACGTGCCGGTCGTGATGACGGAGTTGGTGAGTGCGGTCGTGACGGCGACGGAGCCGAGATTAAAGGTGCCTTGGTTCATGGTCGTGACCTCATTTGAATTTGCGGAATTGCTTGAGCAGGCCCAGCACGTCGGGCGGCAGATATTCGGAACCACCGAAGTAGGACGCGCTCGACATCGGCGTTACGCTTTCGGAACGGATAAGCGGGTCGCGATCAGCGCCGAGATAGAACGCCTTCACGAGTTGCAGGCAGGCTTGCTGCAGGGCCGGTGGTGATGCGGCCGGCAGTGTATAGCCGGCGCTGTAGGCGACTGTGACCTTGCAGATGGGCCACCAGCACGGCCGATCATTGTAGAGCCTGGTGATCCAGCCCTTTGCCTTGTCGACCTCGTAGTTGGTCGAAACCGTTAATGTGGTGCCATCCTCGACCACGGTTACGTCGCCGACCACGGGATAGCGATTGAGGATCAATTCCTCTTGCAAAGTATCAAGCCGGAACTGTTCTGACACGATCTCCAATCCGAACACGCGCTTGCAGTGGCGCGCGATCACGTCGGAGGCGCGGTCGATAAGTCCGCCGAGTTTTGTGTCCTCCGCCGAGCCGTCGATTTCCAGCATCGCGCGGACAACCGCAACGTCAATCAATTTGGAGTTGGTCGCGGCAGTGGTGACGGTCAGCATGGGGCACCTCGTGAAGGGGAGCCCGTCGCGCCGGTTGGAGGCCAGCCACGGGCACAGGGAGTTGTTCGGTATGAAGCCGCGACACTTGCCCTGTTGTCGCAGCCGTTCAGCGGCGAAGACCACGAGGGGCGAAGCTGAGACCCCGCGTGTAAAAAACCGCCAAGGTGGCCAGCCTTATTGAGGTGCAGCATTGCCGCCTCCGCGATCGCCGATCGGCTGACCGTTTTGCGTGGGCTGCATGTTCGCGGGTTCGAAGTAGGTTTCTCCGCCAGTATCTTTGCGCGGGTTTGCCTTCTCGAACTTGCGAAGTTCGTTCGCGTTGTAGACGCCGATCTCGCGGGCAATCCTGTACGACTGAAACCGCGCCAGCATGTCGCCGCGCAACAGCAGATCACAGTCAAACTCGACTTCGAATGCCTTGCGGCCGATCGCGCTGAACAGCGAGTGAGAAATGATTTTTTCCCACTTGTTGAGCCAAGGCTGCATCGTGTGCGAATAAAACCAGCGCCCGACTTCGGAGATCGAGGAATAGTTGCCGCCTTCGAACTCGCCGATTACGGGCGGCGGCACCCGAAAAATCCTTGCTAGTGCCATAGTAGAAAACTTGCGGCTTTCGAGCATTTGCGCGTCGTCCGGCGACACACTGATTTGCTGCCACTTCAATCCCTCCTCGAGGACGGCGACGGCGCCAGCCTTGTCCGCGCCGCTGTAAGTCTGTTTAAAATCTTTTCCGAGACGCGCCGCGGCTTCCTCGCCGATGGCGTCGGGATGGCTGAGGATCCCCGACATCGCCGCGCCATTTCTGAATGTGCTCGCGGCATAGCGTTCGGTTGCGATGGCACTGCCGAATGTCTCTCGCGTGCGAGCCAAGCGGGACTTGCCTACAATGCCATCATCGGTGCGATCTTTCAGGTGCAGCATTTCCTCCGGCAACAATCGGATGGTGCCGCCGTGTCGCTGCGATACGTCATAGGCATATCGGTTGGTTTGCGGAATGTAGACAACAGACACAAGGTCGGGATGATACGGGTTTAGCGCGATTGGCTCGCCGCGATTGTTGCGGCTGATGCGGGCATAGCTGTTGCCGCGCAAGAGACAATGCGCGGTCATCATTTCGATAAATTCCGGCGTCGTCTGCCAATCGTTCGGGCCATCGGAAAACAGCACGGCGACGGGATGGTCCGGCGCTTCGACACGCGAGCCATCCGGCAGTTTTCGGTAAACGTGCGGCGGCAGCATCCCGCCCGTTTCCGAGATTGCGTTGACGCACGCCGTCACCACGGAAAGATTTTCCGCGAGGTGCACAGTCGGCACCACGCCAGCGTCAGCGCCGTAGTCCGCGCCAGTGCGCATCAAATCCCAGCTTGTGGGAGGAGCGGAGCGCTTTTCCGTCGAGATCACTGCGGCTTCCATTTTAGACGGTCTCCAGGAATCGCCGCAGCGCTTTGATTGCGAGGCCGCGCGCGGGTTGCTGGAATTGTTCAAGCGAGCGCATTGCGACCGTCGTATCGACGTAGGCAGGCTGCGCCGTGACCGTTACCTCGTGCAGGTTCACGTCGAGAAGTTCGCGAACAACAGCGCCGTTGCGGACCTCCCAACGGTCGCCATTTTTGGGCACTGAGAACGCGAACGATGCGCCGCGCACGTCGCCGCGTTGCACGCTGACAAGCAAGTCGCGGGCGGCGCTGGTTTCCGGTACATCGATATCGAATGCGAGGCCGCGCGCGTCCTCTTGCAAGCGCAGCGTGCCCGCCGAGCGGCGGCCGAGCACGAGCTGCGGCATGTGTTGCACGAGGGCGAGTTGGTCGTGAGCCGCATTCGCCAACGACCGCGCGAACGCACCCGGCCGGATAATTTCTGTAAAGCCGCCCAAATCCTGAGACGGCGAATTAAACACGGCCGCATGTCCCACGAGCCGGGGCGACTTGCTGTCGCCGCCGGCGCGAAGTTCAACAGCGACCCGACGTTCGAATGTCATGGCCGTTGTTCCAATCAAACCGTAATGTCGGCTTGGAACACGAATGACGCGGCGTGCCTCACGGCCACGTCAACGTCCTTCATTGCCCGCACCAGAATGCGGCCCTTGAGATAGGCCACGCTCTCGTAAGGATTTACGAGAATGTCGAGGCCACCGGCCCACGACGCGATCAGCAAGTCGGCCCAATTGCCGTAGATGATGGTGCCGGCGACCGGCCCAACCGGGTTGCCCGCAAGCGCCGTGGTCGTTTGCGCCGGATAGCCCACGAGATCGTTCGGGCCTTCCATAATCATGCGGCTATCGGTAGAGGAGGCCACGAGCGTCGAGCGCAGCACCTTCGCGACGTGCGGATTGAGCGCCCAGCCGAGCGACCCGTCGAGCGCATTGGCAGCGTCGATCAACGTCGGATAGGCGAGCACCTCCGCATACGTGAGTGACGCACCGCCGCCACCGGCAGTCGCGCCGGCCGACGTGATGCCGGTCGGCGTGTTCGAGGAGCCATCGCCCGTCATGGCTTTGCTATCAATCGCGTGTGCGATCGTTGCTGCGAGATCGGCGCGGACAATCGCCTCGATCGACGGCGAGGAGTTGAGCATTGTGCGCCGGCTGTAGGAGGTGACGCTGCCGACCGTCTTGGGCGCAAGGTTCACGTCATCGAATGCGGCGTCGGTTTCCGATAAGCTGCCGTCTTCGGCAACCCACTGCGAGGTGCCGCTGCCGGTCTGTCGAGGAATGTCGATCGGCGTTCCGACCAAGCCGTCGAGGTAGGTCGCGCCGAGCCTGGCGCAAACCAGCTTCGCGCGCAGCATGTCAATAAACAGATCGGCGCGGTGCGGGTTGGGAATGAGATCGGCCGCCGTCGAACCTACGAGAAGCGTGCGCTTCTCGACGTGAAAATATTGGTCCGGCACGGCGAAGCCTTCATACTGCCGGCCGGAACGGCGCGCGACCTCGGAGGAGATTTCACGCTCAAAGCCGAGATCGACATTGCCACCTTCATGCGTTGGCAGCGTCGAGCGGATGCACTTCAGGACGGAGAAGTCGCGGGCGCGCTCCTCGAACTGCCCATCGCCGATGCGACCGTGCACGATCGCGGGCGCGCCGCGCTCGGCGTCGGCGAGGGTCTGCGCGCGGCCGATCTTCTTGTCGAGATCAGCCAACGTGACCTTGAACTGGCCGAACTTGGTATCTTCGTCGGCCGTCAGGTCGCGCTTTTCGTTTTCGGCGAGATCAGCCAGCGCACGCATATTGGTGACGGCGAGCGTGCGGGCTTCTTGAAGTTCATGGAGTTTCATCGTTCGATCTTTCTTTGAGCTATGCCGCAATCACTGCGGGCGAATTAAGTTCTATCGGGCCGGCGTGCCGGCGCTGAGCATTGCCGCAATCACTGCGGGGAATTCAGGAAACGCTAGTTACTCTTCCTCTTCGCCGAGAATGCTTGCCTCATAGGCGATCCTCTCGGCGATGATCTGGCGAACGTGCTTGATGTAAAATTCCACGGTGAAGATGATTCTACCGATCCCGTTGAACTGCATTCCGCCCGGCCATTTTTTGCTGCGCCCAGGCTCTTCATGACGAGGGTCGTAGTCAGTCATTTCGCCATTCGGAACACCTGTCCGCGAGCCGATGAAATGCTCCATGGATTCCGATCGGAGCAAAATAACGCGGTCGCTTTCCTCGTTGCCGAAACTCCGCGCGCACTCGGCCATCTCGCAAGCCAGCTTCCCGGCGCGCGCGGCGGGAATGCCGAACTCGGTTAAGCGCGCGAAAAAATAAAGAGGCAGCAACCCATCTTCATCGAAGATGCGGGCCTTGCCACTGATCGTGCTCGGCGCGCAGGGATACGTTCCGCTGGCTACGGCGTCATTGAATTTGACGCGATCGAGATTGACGATGCGGCACGCCATAGCGGCGCGGACGCGGGTCTTAAATTGAGGGACGGACACGGCAGCTCCTGACGTTTGCGGGCGACTGGCAGAAGCAGTAGCACGAACCATCAGGAACAGGCAAGAGGTTTCTTTCAGGTTTCCCCGTTGCCTTTCCGGGGAAATGCGTCCACGATTGCGCCGCGACCGAGCGTTGGAACCGCCCGGCCGCGACTTGTCACCAACAGCCGTTGCGGGCCACCGATGACCGATTCATTCAATATCACAACTCTACTCGGCCGGCCCGCCTTGGCGTTTTCAACGCACAGGGAAGGGGAAGCCGATGCAAATCACTAAATTAATGCCCTACACATGTAGCTACTACGGCGACCGGGATGCCGTCAGCACGATCTATTTCGGCGAATCGATCGATGCTGCGGGGAGCGAGTATCGCTTTCAGGCCGATATCGCTGGCGCGGTTTCTCATGTTGAAGTCACCCATCGGACTGATGAAGGCGTTCGTTGGCCGGTTCACCCGCCGCCCACTGAATTGACTGATGTGGTCAAGCGAGCATTCCTCAAGAAGTCGCACTGAAGGAGGGGGACAAATGATCGAATATCTTGATCGCCCGGCGACGGGCTGGTTTGTGCTCGACGTGATGAAGCGTAAAACAAGATCGCGGGATTGGGTCGCGCTGATGGTCGATTTCGATCCGGACGATTGCGACATGCCGCCAGCAAATGCACACGACGCTTGGGTTCTTATCCCCGGCAAGCATAGCAGCCGAGATGCAGCATGGGACGCGCTAGAGAACATGATCGCCACGCGGCACTAGCGGGCGAAAGAAGGAAAGATGAAATGAAGGTTCAGATATTCAGCGAAGAATTTCCCGATGGAAAGGAAGCGGACTGGCCAGCCATTCCCCGCGAGGGCGAGGTTGTCACTTTCCATCATCGCGGCGGCGGCTCCAATCTACGTGTTGAAAGCGTCCGCTGGCATGTCGAAACTGACGGCAAGCCGATCGAGGTGGAGATTCGTCTGACCTTTTGATGATCAGACAACTCGCAGCGATACCAGCCCGCGCGTAGTATAGACACTCTTTGCTTTCGGCGCGGTCTTAACGGCCGCGCCGATTGCCATTGTGGCCGCGATCAATCCGTCGATCCTGCCCGTCGCCCGCTCTTTGACCAATTTCCGAGCGCCCGTAGGATCTGAAACGGTGACGGCATTCGACACACACATATCAAGCACGGGGTGGCCCGGATGGTGCAACTGCCGGCGCAACACTGCGGTTTCTACGGCGTCGATCGCCGGCCCCATGTCGCGCCAGCCTTGGCCGTGCTCGATTAGCTCCATCTTGATTCCGGCCTCGACCATGAGGCGCTTGATCTCATCCAGGCGCCAGCGATCGGCGGCGCAAAATTGAACATCAAATTCCTTCGTTAACTCGCCGAGACGATGTACCACGAATGTTTTGTCGATCGCGCGCCCGGGCGTCGTTTCGATATGACCTTGCCGCGCCCATAAGCGATACGGCACATGATCGCGGCGTTCCGCTTCCTCCAGATTGTCGGCCGGCATCCAGAACCATGCCATGAGATCGTTGGTCGCAGGAAACCACGCGGCGAGCGCCGTCAGATCGGTTGTCGAGCTGAGATCAAGGCCAAGGATGCAGCGTTGCTTCGACCACTGCATCATACCGAACAACCCGGCCGTCATGTTCATATCGACTTTGCAGGCGTTCCAGTCTTTCGCATTTAAGAACCGCGCCGACGCATCGACCGGCTGATTCAGATACAGCAACCGGAACGACGGCTCGCGCGCGGGCAGCGACTTCGCTTGCTCGGCGGCCGATTGCATTTCCTCCATTGAACGGAAGTCGCCGAGCGCGGGATTGCAGGCCTGCCACGTTTCCGGCGACCACGGATCGGCATCATCGGGCGCGGCGAAAATCACGGGCAGGAATGTTTCGTCCACGATGGTGCCCGCGAGCACGCGCCGGCCATACTGCACCAATTCCGACATCACGGAATTTTTGTCGTGCGATTGCGTCGAGATGGTCATGAATAGCGGCTCCGCGCGCGCCGCGCCGCCCGTTGTCAGGGCGTCGTATAGGTCGCGCTTGGGCCATTGCGCCAGCTCATCCATCACGGCAAACGAGACGTTGAGGCCGTGCGCCTTCTTCGCGTCCGATGACAGCGCCTCATAGGTGCTGCCGGTTTCGATATCTTCGAGCGTTTTCGAATGTTCGCGGATGATGATTCGATCCATCAGCTTTTGGTCGCCACGGACGAATGCGATCAACTCTTTCAGGATCAGCGCGGCTTGCTTGCGATCGGCGGCGGCGGAGTAGACCTGGCCGCGCTGTTCGGCTTCCGGCCCTACAAGGTGGCAGAGCGCCAGCGCCGCGGCGAGCTGCGTTTTTCCGTTCTTACGCGGGATTGTGAGGAGCACCTGACGCTTGATGCGCCGCCCGTTTTCATCGACGGCATAGATCGCTTCGATGATCTCGACCTGCCACGGCCGCAATTTGAACGGCCGTCCGGCAAAAATCCCGGAAGTGATAGAGAGGCTTTCAATGAACACTATAACGCGCCCGGCGCGCGTCAATCCTTCCGCCTGCCAGACTTCCAATTCCGGTTTTTTCTTTTCCTTGGGCTTGCTGGCCTTCTTGACAGGCTTCGCTCCTATACCTCTTAAACCCATGAAACACCTACAGAAAGTAAGTGTGTCTCGATCTCCCCCAGCGGTTCGCGCCCCCAAAAGGTTTCTTTGTTTGAACGCCCCATGCCGTGCGTCATCATCTGCCGCCCGTGAACCAAGCGTGGTTCGGATCGCGCGGCGTTCCATCGGCAAAGCAGCCCTTGACCGTGAGCACACCGCCATTTGCTCGCTTGCCGTTCGCGCGCTCCTTGATGGCGTTGTCGTGCTCTCGACATAGCGAGCGCGTGTTCTTGATGGTGTCAGCGCCGCCCTTTGTCCTGCTTCGGATATGATCGACGATCACGGCGCGCTGCCCACAACCGGGCACAACGCAGGTATACTTATCCATCGCGAGACGCTGCGCTCGCAATCTTCGCCAGTGTGCGGTCCTGTAGTAGGGATTGCTCATGCTGAGCGTCTCCACTCCGCAGGCGCGTGAGGTGGTCCGCGACCTATCCGCCTATATTCTTCATTGACGGCCTCTTTCTTTCTTAATGCTGTGTTCTTCGTGGTGCTCCCCAAATTCACGGGATTGGACCCTATGAACCGCGCCGCTGAGGGGCCGCGCTTAATCCAGGTCAACCACTCAGGCGAGATGATCGTGACAAGGTTGGGCAGGCTCTTGCGACCATGCACCGGGCGTTCCGTTATCTTGATGTGGTGCAGTCGCCGCGCCTCGTGCATCGCGGTCTGTACGGTCGTGCGGCATACGCCAGCGAGCGCCGCGATCTTGTCGATCGGGAAGTCGCAGACACCATGCCGCTTGATCTCGCCTGCGACGACGCAGAGGACGGCGCGCTGGCCTTCCGTGTAGTGGTGTCTCAAATTGTCAGGGAGCGCGCTGGACCCGCCGAGCATTCTGCGGCGATCTCGCGAAGCCTTCCGATCGGGCGACCGTTGCCGCCCGCGCGGCAAAAAACGGCTGATGCGGCCGTTCATTTTGCTGATGGTAGCGAACTTGCCGGTAGACGTGCGGCGGCTCAGTGGCCTGCGCCGCTCGATACAGGACACAAGATAGGAGGCCTCGTCATCATTGACCGCGCCAGCGCCATAGCGCTCCCAGATAAGCCGCGCCATGCCGTCGAGTTGGTCCGCGTTCTGGCAAGCGTTGACGCCTTCATAAAGGGCCAGCGCAGCAACGTTGCCGAGCAACAAGGAGTTTTGTGTTTCGCTCGTAACCCCTTGATTGCTTTGAGCGTCAATAGTAGTAGTTTTGCAGCTAACTACCTTGTTTTCGTTCGGGAACGTGCCGCCTTCCAAGCTGAATACGAGGGTTCGATTCCCTTCACCCGCTCCAGCCTTCTCGAGGCTGGTCGAACAAGCGCTCTCCCACCCCGGAGAGCATTCGCATGAAAATAACAAATATTCCCAATGGGAAACAGGAAACTGTTGGTACCCTAAGGCCATGTGGTCTGGCGCTGATGCGTTCGCGCGTTCTGCGCCGTGCAACAAAACGTGCAACAAAACGTCCAACAGCGTTCTACGCCCATGGCTGATTTTCTCACGCGCCGTCATGGCACGTGGCATTTCGTTCGGCGGGTGCCGACCGAATTTGCCCCGTTCGATCGTCGTGGAATCATCAAGCAT